TACAAACCTCCAATGAGCGCAAATATCGTTAGTATAAGGGCGCACCAATAGAACCCCTTGCTCCCCTCTTCCGATCCGATAGAGTGGGCGAGTGTCTGGGTCTGTAAAATCAAGTTCCTCATAAGGGAGTTCATAGCAAAATTCAAGCATGGTCGATTGCTCGCTGTCGCAATCCTACCACACTGTTAGGGCAGCGTCAACTGCCTGTCTCTACGTTCTCAAATACTATGTTAGCATCGGCATCAAATACCAGTGCTCTGAAATAATGATCAGCATTCTCATATGCTGAGACTGGTGGGAACCACTCAGATGCATTCAACAATGCTACTTCTTCACTGCTATACTCAATACAACAATCTCTCTCACCTTGAATGATACTAACAATATCATCTGGTGCATATTCTCCTACTGCAGCAAGACATGCTGTCTTGGCAGCATCATCCATTGATCCCCACTTTGCATTCTCAAAGTATAGAATGCATTTGTTATTCATTACACAATGACTACCAATCAGTTCAGATACTGATAGACTTTCGATTGTAGTAATCATTCTCCACCTCCATTTTCTTCTTCCATCTTCGCTAGTAGTTCATCCAAAGAACTCTTGATACTGTCAAGATTTTGATGTTGATTGCTCCATGGTGTACCATCAATGCCAAGTGCAACAGGTTGTTCTCTCATTGCCTTGATCATTGCCTGTGTATACATTCTATCAGTAATATCTCTAACCATGAGATATCTTGTCATCTTATCTTTGAATTGAGTATAGAAGAAGTGAGCAGGTAGTGTCCACTGATCTTCAGTTTCAAGATAAACTGCATCAGGATTGTTTACCTTATATACATTGACAAATGCTTCAGGTGACATTGGGAACTTGACTGTCTTAACATCCTCAACGTCAGCAAATATTGCAGGGAGATCTCTCAGTTTGGTACGATATGTAGTATACAATGCCTTCACATCATCAGTCAATGGACTATCTGATAGCATTGAGAAATCACTCTCTTGTAGTAGGAAGTTACGTGCTAGTCTAACAGTAAACCAAGTCTCGCTTGCAACTTCACCATACATGCGTCCCATTTCTTCTTGGAACTCTTCATTCTGTAGTTGCTCAATGTTCATGAAAGTATCTTTCAAGAACTCATAGAATGTACGAGCAGCGTCTACATCAGACTGCTCCATCTCATAGTCTTTCCACTCATATTCACCAGTCTTAAAGTTCTTGATAAACTTTCTTCTAGTGACATGATAGGTGTTGTTATCATACCATGTAAATTCAACTAGACGATCCTTCTCTGTATCCCACAGAGGATACAACTTAGGACGTACAGTATCAGTCCAATATGTGTCAGGAACTGTCTTCATCATGCCTCTATACACAATGGCACGATCCATCAAGTTCAGTTGACATACCAAATTTGGTACATTACTATTTGCTACAATACCCATGAGAGGCGAATATACTATGTGCTGAATGTATTTAGTATGCCTTGATTAGATACTTAACTAGGAAGTATGGTTCAATCAATGGTACATTGATGTCTGGATCAAGTGCAGCAACAGGAATGATTGGACTTGCAGATGATAATGTCAGTGTTAGATCATTTGCAAATATGCCAGATGTATATGTGGACCCTGCTTCACCACGAACATCATACTGTTGTGTATCATTAGAAATTGCCATCTTACCTTCTGATGGTACAAATACCAAATCAGTGGTTTGTTTAAATTCGTAGACAACTTCTACTAGACCATAGTTATCAGTGTTAGCAGCGTTGTCATTACTACCACTAGCAGGACCTCTATTCTGTCTGATAGAGAAACGTGCATTCTCTACTCTTGCTGCTTCAGGAATATCAATACTATATGAATACCAGTTGGTTGGATTATTACCTGATCCTGTACCATCATAATTTGATGCAATTTGAGGTGCAGAAGGAATAGGAACCAACGTTCCAATAAATCCAGATGATGGGAAATTCAAACTTTGATCTGTATTGTAATATAGTAAAATCTCATCACCACCATTTTCTGGTAATTCACCACCATTGACATTATTGCCTCTGCATACTTTTACAACAACACGTTGTATATCAGATGCATCAACTGTGTCCATTGTCACAAATCTATCATTCTGTGTACCACCAAATTTTAGATAAGTTGTAGGAAGATCACTACTCTGTAACGTTAGACCTTGTAGTTGTCCAGTAACCTCATCAAAACCAACAGTAGCATGGTTATTAACACCACAACCATTTAAGATACGAACTCTAGGTGCCTGTGTATATCCACTACCACTATTTGTTAGAGAAATTCCAGAAACTATACCATTATTGACAGTTACAGTTGCTGCGGCACCTTGTCCACCACCACCGCCTTCAAATTCAACTGTTGGAACTTGATCTGTTGGTAGTTTAAATCCACCATTGTTACCTGAACCACTACCAGAAGAGAAGAAGTTCATACCATTATCTTGATCACCAGAACCAGCAATGAATACATCACCTACAGATATACTTTCTGTACCACCTTCATATCCTGTGATAGTTTGCCATTCAATCTTAGCGTATCCATCAGATCCATTAGCAGAACTAACACCACTACTGCTGACGCCAGCACCACCTTCTCCTACGCTAATCTGAATACTAGATTGACCTGCGAATGCATCTGATGGGATCTGTACGATGTAAAGACCACCTGATCCACCGCCACCACCACCAGAAGTCCAGTATCCTCTGTCTTCAGTAACTGTTGCTTTGGCATATCCATTATCACTGTTAGTATTACCTTGAGAAATAACACTAGTAAAATAATTTGTTCTCATAGCAGAGACACCACGGTAACCACCATATCCTTGTTCGTGACCACCTGATCCACCGCCACCTGCACCAGCAGAACCACCAGCACTGTCACCAGCACGACCGCAGCCTCCACCGCCGCCGCCTCCGCCGCCACCAGTACAACCATAAGCACCACCAGTGGCACCACCACCAGTAAATAATGTTTGACCTGTTTCAACAACACTATCACCTGGGTTTGGGTTGTTTCTGCCATCTTGACCACATGTTCCTTCACCAAATCCACCACCTCCACCGCCGCCACCTGCGCCAGCGATGATTGTGTTACCAGATTGTAGTCTTAAAATAGTAGCAGCACCTCCGCCACCACCATCATTGTTGTTATGACCATCACCTGCTCTACCACCCTTACCAGAGTGAGCAGCATCTGCAGATCCATTATATGTTCTTCCCCATTGTCCTGGTTGTACAATGAATACAGTACCCGCTTGTGGATTACCATATGCCAACTTCATGTACTTGCCTTTACCACCAGTACCAGCATTACCACAACCATTACCACCGTAGTTACCACAGTTTCTACCACCACCACCTGCTAATTCCCAAGTGAGAGCAGTAATATCATAGTTAGCATTAGTTGGTTGTAGCGTCCAAGTTTGACTATTACCACCACCATAAGTGAAGTTAGTTTCTACATTTGCACTATCAACGATAGGTGCAGATCTACCTTTTGTTCCATTTGCACCTGTTGGGTTAGTACCTGCTGTACCTTCTGCATTGTCAGGAACAACACTAGGATCACTTAAATTTTTATTCCAATACTGTCCAGCACCACCATCGCCACCATTACCACCTGCACCAGCACCATTTTGAATTTCAGTGCATTGACCAGCAATACTTCCTGATAGTGATTGTGATCCAGCAGAACCACCAGTTCCACCACTATTTGTGCTAGCAGCATTTCCACGAGATCCACCACCAGCAGTAATATTCAGAACAGATCCACCAGAAATAGTAAGTGATGAACCAGCACCATTGTTTCCTGCATTATTATATGCTGCACCTGAACCACCACCGCCAACTAATGTAATAGTTGCTTGATCAACATCAGTTGGTACAGGTGTGTTATAGTTTCCTGCGTTGGTGAATTCTGCTGTAGTAGTGTCATAGATTGGAACACCATCAGTAGTAATCTGTCTACCACCAATCAAACTAACACCAGTAAACTTTTTAACTGATGGTGTAGCATATCCTGTCTGTTCAATGTATGAACCAGCGCCTGCTCCACCAGATGCATAGTAGAAATTTTCCTCTTTGATAGAACCAGACGCTCCATCACCACCACTCCAGTTAAAGATATCATATGTACCAACACTACCATCTAGAATAGGTGCTTTAGATAGAACGTGAGTGTGATTATATGCAATACCGCCTGGTGGTAGGAAAGAATTAACCTTACCTGTAGATGGTTTGTATGATACGATGTATCTGTCACCAGATACTGATTGTGGAGATGGAGAATCTTGTGGTGCTTCAGTGTGAAGCAAGAAGTGTGAGTGCTGTGGAGCACCAGCAATTTTCTTTTCTTGTAGTGTTACACTAACTACCTGACCACCAATAATTGTTGCTTCTACATTGTCAACAACATTACTATATCCAGTTGTTGTAATATTACCAAGAGCAAACTGATCTTTCTGAGTATTCTTATCCATGTACCAGTTACCATCAATGGTATTGATACCTACGCCTAGTTCAGAGTTACCAACGTTTGGTGTGTTAGTACCATAAACAGGACCATTACCTACAATTCTTTTTGCTTTAAGATCAGGAACTTTGAATGTTCCCATGTTAGCATCAGGCCAGTATACAAATACATTGGTTCTATTGATTGATTGAATAGCACCAATATCTTCATTAATTCTCAATGCATATGTTGGTGTTGTACCACCATTTGAAGATGAGAAAGTAACCACTGGTGGATTTTGTGGATCATAT